ATGGCAAAAGAACATTTTAACAGAACCAAACCCCATGTTAACATTGGTACGATCGGCCATGTTGACCATGGTAAGACCACTCTGACCGCAGCTATCACCAAGTACCTTGCAAACAAGGGCTATGCAAAGTTCGAGGACTATGCAGATATCGATAAGGCTCCGGAAGAGAGAGAGCGTGGTATCACAATCAACACCGCTCACGTTGAGTATGAGACCGACAAGCGCCACTATGCACACGTGGACTGCCCCGGCCATGCTGACTACATTAAGAACATGATCACCGGTGCTGCTCAGATGGATGGCGCTATCCTGGTTATCGCTGCTACCGATGGCCCCATGGCACAGACCAAGGAGCATCTGCTGCTGGCTCGTCAGGTAGGCGTGCCCGCAATCATCGTTTTCCTGAACAAGACCGACCAAGTGGACGATCCCGAGCTGCTTGAGCTGGTTGAGATGGAAGTTCGTGAGACCCTGGCTGAGTATGGCTTTGATGAGGATTGCCCCATCATCAAGGGTTCCGCACTGAAGGCTCTGGAAGCATCTTCCAACGACGATCCTGCTTGCGAATGCATCAAAGAGCTGATGGACGCTGTTGACGAGTATATCCCCACTCCGGACCGTAAGGCTGACCTGCCTTTCCTGATGCCCGTAGAGGATGTGTTCACCATCACCGGTCGTGGTACCGTTGCTACCGGCCGTGTGGAGAGAGGCCAGCTGAAGACCGGCGAGGAAGTCGAGATCGTTGGTCTGAAGGACGAGAGCTCCAAGACCGTTTGCACCGGTATTGAGATGTTCCGTAAGATTCTGGACTATGCTGAGGCCGGCGATAACATCGGCTGCCTGCTGCGTGGTGTTCAGAGATCCGACATCGAGCGTGGTCAGGTTCTGGCTAAGCCCGGTTCCATTCATCCCCACACTGAGTTCACCGGTCAGGTGTATGTACTGACCAAGGAAGAGGGCGGTCGTCATACTCCCTTCTTCAACAACTATCGTCCCCAGTTCTATTTCAGAACTACCGACGTTACCGGCGTGATCACCCTGCCCGAGGGCACCGAGATGTGCATGCCTGGCGATAACGTAAACATGGATGTTAAGCTGATCACCCCCATCGCTATTGAAGAGGGTCTGCGCTTCGCTATCCGTGAGGGCGGCCGTACCGTTGGTTCCGGCGTTGTTACCGCTATCAAGGAGTAATTCCCGGAATTACAGAATCTATAAAAGAGCAAGTCTTCGGACTTGCTCTTTTTGCATTGATAGCTATACGAAAGAAGGGTTCAGATTTGTCCTTTTATTAGCAAACGCGGTTTTGAACCCATTTCAACCGCTAACCGATTGCGCGGCGATCGTTGGTACTATCATTTATTGTCCGCTATTTGGTACACATGACGGATCCGCTTGCGCTGAGCGTTGACAGCCGCGGCGGCAAGACTGTATAATGGTTTTAAGGCAAAGAAGATCCGTCAGCGAGATGATCTTTGACTTCATCAGTGGTGATGCCAGTACGCAGGAGGGCGGCGAGAAGTTCGCCAAGTGGCTGGCGGAAGATACCGACCTGTCCCAAAGAAAAGAAGTCCGTTGTGGAAAACATCAAGAACTTCTTTGCAAAGCTGCTGGACAGCACCCTGGAACACACGGTGCGTGACGAGTACGCCCAGGAGGTTTTGGACACGCTGCGGGGTATGGCAATCATGCTGTCCGATGAGCAAAAGGCAGAGACGGCCTACCACCATGATCGGTACGGCCATGACCTGCTTTTTCTGTATTTTGCCTCAAAAAGTACTGCAATAAGTACTGTAACGCCAAAAGTTTTCTGTTTTCTCTTGCTTTTTGTGTAAGCGGAAATTTGGCTTAACTAAGCCGAAAATAATAAGCAAAATAAAAAAGGACAGCCGAAAAGCTGTCCTTATGGTCGGAGTGACAAGAATATAGGCATAAAATTTGGCTTAGCAGCGGGCTTTTTGCCAATCTGTACTGCAACAGTACTGCAACGCCGTTACTGCTGCAAGAACTGCTCGATCGCCTGCTTGATAATCTGTGCCTGTGCAATACCATCGTCAGCGCATTTCTCACGAAAAGCGGAAGCCATTTCCTTGGGGACACGCACGGAAATAGTATCATACACCTTTTGGTTATATCTTGCTTTCACCTGTGTGGATGTTCTGGTCTTTCTTTTCGCTTCACTCATGACACAGCCTCCATACCTTACGGATCACATTGCACAAGATCACAAGCGCACAGCCGCCAATGGCTACCCGCAGTGGAATACTCATTCCGGCACTGACAGACACCACCAAAAGCACGCACAAAATGGTCATCCAAAAACTATTCTTTTCCACTTGAAAAACTCCTTTCTTTACGATATAATAAATATGCCGATCCCCGCAAGGGGGAGGGGCTTTCGCCCCTCTTTGGTGCCTACCACCATTTGATTGCCGCTATCAAGGCCGCAATCGCAGCGATTGTCTGGATAACAAGTTCTGCGATTTCAAATGCGGTAGGCTTTTTGTTTGGCTTCATATTCTCACCCCCTTTCATTGACTTAATTATACCATACTGCTTGCAGTATGTCAAGTGTTTTTTTGATGATTTTGAAATATTTTTCTATTTTTTTATTTATGTGTAAAAGAGAAGTGCCCCCCCAAGGGAGCACTTCTCTTTTCTTATCCTCGGGCAGTATTTTTCTGCGGAGCATTCGGGGTAAGCTGCTGCATATAGGCGTCTGCTGCCTCTGTGTACTTGTTCTCGTAATCGGAGAACACATCGCAGTAGGTGTTTAGGGTGGTCTCAATATTGGCGTGACCAAGGCGCTTCTGGAGCACCTTAACAGGCATACCGCTCTCAATGCAGCGGGTGGCGTATGTATGCCGCAGACTGTGGAGAGACACCACGCCGGGCACGGCAGGATCCAGCACATTGTATTTTTTCAAGATACGCTGAAATTGTAAGTTGACCTGGCTGGTGGTCAGCACCTTGTGCCCTTTGAAGTCGTAGAACAGCAGATCCAAGCGGTTGGGCTGCCACTGTTCTATATATTCGGACAGAATACGGAACGGTGCGTCCGTCAGGCTTAAAAGCCGCTGCCCGGCGTAGGTCTTAGTCTTGGTGCCTATGACGGCGTGGTCCGTCTGGTCCTTGGTCACCGTGCGCCGCACATTCACGGTGCGGAATGTCAAATTGACATCGTGCACATCTAAGGCGTTGATCTCGCCCATACGCATACCGGTGCATAACATCAACATCATCTGCTCCCAGTAGCGGCAGCCACGCTCTTGGCCGTTCATGATCTGTACAAACATTGCCTGTTCCTCTACGGTCAACGCACGCACCTTGCGGGTGGCCTTGCTGCTCTTTGGCTTTTTCATTCCGCGCATAGGATCCTTGCGGATCAGGTCGTTGTCCATAGCAGTGCGAAAGCAGCGGGCCAGCAGGGCATAGTCCTTGGCGATCACTGAATTGGAACAGCTGGTGATCTCTATTAGGTATTGGGTCACTTGCGGTGGCCGCACAGCTTGCAGCGGGCAGTCGCCTATGGAGCTGGCGGCGATCCGTTTATAGCTACCCAACTTACGCAGGTAGGTGTTGTCCCCTATTTGGTTTAGTGCCCGGTCTGTCTCGATAAGTGATAAGATATACTGTGCAACGGTGATCTTGTCCGGCTCAATTACAGAGCCGGTGGCAAGTTCATTTTTCAGAGTGTCCAGCTTTGCCCGCACATCTGCCTGTCGTTTACCGTATATCGTCTTTCTTTTCGGCTTGCCGTTGGCGTCCACGCCTATAGTCAACTGGGCAGCCCATAAGCCCTTGCTTTCCATCTTATAGATGGTTCCGTCACCGTTTCCTCTTTTTCTTGGCATTGTACACACTTCTCCTTTGCATATAGCAGCGGGCAGCACCTAAAAAAGGGCGCAAAAATCCCCTGCTTGATTTATGAGCAGGGGTGTGGTACAATAACCAGTGTTGGGTGGGTTATGTGTACGCACATCTCCTGCTTATCGGCTCTACCCTGTTGGCGCAGGGTAGGGCTTTTTTTATTTATTCATTATAGTTCATAAGGCCAATAAAGCAGCCCAGCGTTGAGTGGCAGTCGGCCAGCGCTCTGTGGGCGGTCTCATCCTGGCAATCAAAGTAGTTAGCCACCGTGCCCAGCTTATAATCGGGCAGGAACGGTAACTCCCGCTTAGCACATTGCATTGTGTCGAATGAGGAAAAAGCCGTGTCGCCATCGCAGTATAGATTAGCGTTGCGCACAAGGAAACCCACATCAAAGGACACATTGTGACCCACAAGAGGTAGATCACCGATGAAGTCCAGCACATCAGGCATTATATCAGAAGCAGCGGGCGCTTCTTTCAACATTTCGTTGGTGATCCCGGTAATCTTGGTGATCCGGGCAGATACCGGCTTGTTGGGCCGGACAAGTTGCTGGTAGCTATCTACCACATCGGTGCCGCACACCTTTAACATGCCGACCTCTATGATCTCATTTTGAATAGGCGAAAAGCCGGTGGTCTCAAAGTCAATGACTACAAACTCCTCTGGAAACTTTCGCAGCCGGGAGCCGCGCCGATAAAAACATTTTTCTTCCGGCTCGTCATCATCGTCTGCCGAGTCAGGCTCCGGGTCGCTCATCTCGACGACCGGCAGTGTAACTGTAACAGGCTCCGTATCAATATGCACGGATATGTTCGGTATATTTTCCAGTTCGGGGTCCGTGTGTTCTGCCTCGTCAGCATACCTTGGATTGACCCACTGTGCCACAGGCTCCACCTCTTTTTGGGCAGCGGGCGGTATAGATTCCGCTTTTGCCACCGGCTCAGGCGGAACAGCAGCGGGCTGTTCGGCAACGGACTTTTCTCTGTCCGCTTCCGGTTGTTGTGCGGCGGGTGGCTCTGCGACCGGAGGGGCAGGCGGAACAACTGCCTGTTGTACTGGCTGTGGTGCAGCGGGCTGCTGCACCGTAGGCGGCATGTAGTATGTACCCTGTTGCTCATGCTGGGCGGTTTCCTGCTCATCTGCGGGGATCAGTTTTAGCACCTTGGTAAGAATAATGTAATAAATCACCAACAGCGCAACAGACACAATCAGGAACGGCGGAAAAGCTGCACAGGCAAGCAGTGTTGCCACCACCAACGGCGGCAGTGCGTACAGTAAAATCTTGTATGACTTTTTCACGCCTTATCCTCCAGGTTGCGGTTGATATTCGCAAGCAACTTAATGATGATCCAGTTCTGATTGAATATCGCTTCCTGCATGGAGTTGATATTCAACAGCACCGGGCTATAGTCATTGGACAGCACGCTGCCAACAGTAATGGCCGCATTTCCCTTAAAAGTCTCTATAATCCGGTTGAGTTCGTGTTCTGGAATATCGTCGGCGTACTCCTCCAGGTGGTACTTTTCGATGAATTCGTCACGCTTAGCCTTGGCAGCCTCTTGTTTCTTTCTCTCCTTTTCTTCTGCTGATGTAAACAGACCCATTTCTTTTTTTCCTCCTATTAAGTTATTACATCTATAATCACGGCACGCTGTGAATTATGACATTCCACATTCAAAGTAAAATTCAAGTGCCTTATGGATGAACTCTTCCGTCACATTGAAATGCTCGGCCAGCTCGTAAGGCTCCAGCCCCTGGCGCAGCTGCGCCTCCAACTCGGCCTTGGGGATCAACTTCTTTACCGCCCACTTATCTGCCCGGCGTTCGTGCTTACTGCGCCGGTCCAGCGGTGCGTATAGGTTGTAAAACGACCCGGTTATGCAGTGCCCGGCTTCATGTGCCAGGCGGCAGCGGGCCTCTGCGGTGCTCTCCAGGCTCTGCTCGTCAAGTGCTATGTAATAATCATCGCCGATATTGGCAGACGCAGACTTGGCAGCGGGCATACTGCCCAGATACACCTCTATGTTGTTTTGCTCGATGAGATCGAGCAGGGACTCAGTTGTTGTCATTCTCTCTCTTTCTCTTATCCTTTATAAACTCAACAAATCCTTTAACTTCGTTCCACATCTCATCGGTGACTTCACCATCACCACCAAATAGTGCCACTTTGGCTATCTCCTCCGGACTTTGTTGGTCCGGGGGATTTTTTATGTCCGTTTTTCCAGTTAAGTAGTCAATAGACACACCGAAATACTCACTAATGCTCTTAAGTATCTCCAGTTTGGGTTCTACATCTTCTCCATTCTCATATTTTTTCTTCCAAAAGGAGACACTGCCTTTATTAAAGCCACATTCTATAGCGGCTCGTGAAGGCGAGATACCGGCCTCATTGCATATATGTTGAAAGCGGTCATAAAACACAAAAAATGCCTCCTTGTTTTGTGCAAATTACACAAAGTTTAACAAATTAGACTTTTTGTGTTGCAAAGTTGAACGAATTGGCTTATAATGCAAGTGTGGTTGAATTCGTTAAACTATTTCAACAGCGTTAGCAACTTTGTGTTTAATTCTTTGGACAAGATGAGTATAGCACACAGGTTTAATAAATTCAACCACTTTTTAAAAAAATCTGGGAGGAGGTATATTTTTTGGACAGTTGGATTGAAACAGCAATAGGAAAAATGCACATGAACAAGATCACGCAGCGTGACCTTGCCAGGAAACTCAACTGGTCTCCGCAATATCTTTGTAATGTGCTCGGCGGAAAGCGAAAATCAAAAAGCGGAGAAGAGCGCATCCTCGGCGCAATCAACGAGATCATCGCCGAGCGCAACAACTAAATACACGGCCAGCCTTTAGATAAGCAGCAGGCAGTTAAAGCGAGGTGAATAAAAGTGATTGTTGTATTGGTTCTTGCCGCCTTAGCAGCGCTCAGTGCTCTGATGGAGCATTGGAAGCTGCGTGCGGTTCTGTATTTTCTGGCACACAAGAACATCCAATTCACCGAAGCGGATATGGAGAAGTGCCTGCGCCAGGTGCTGGAACACCAATTCAAACGGTAGGTGGATTAAGCAACATTGATGATAAGACACTGGTTGCGACGGATGAGAGAACATTCAGAGAAGCAGAGGCAAATTTGGAAGCAATTTTCTTTGTTTTTCTCCATACATTGTCATCTCGGATGTTATCCAGCAGATCGTGACCTGGCATGAGGATGGATTCCACAAAATATGTTGGTGTGGTGCATAGATCTGCAACCGAGACGGCCTTTATGTATCTGGCCTCTGACAGCAAGCTGATTGTATACAAGATTTCTTCAGAAGTGTATGGGTCTATTTGAATGGTAGAGGCGTCTAAGTGGTCATTGTAACCAAGGTGCTCTTCAAGGTAGATCAGTACCTCTCTTACACAGTCTTTGTTTAATTTCATCTGATTTCGTCCTTTCGTCATAATAACATCATTATAGCAACAATTTACAACCAATGCCAGCCTTTTGGGCGGCGGCAGAGATACGCAGGCAGCGGGACCTTTTTTCAT